GTCCAACAACGCAGATCAACGCAATTATTTCAATCATTTTTCTATCCAATTCATTACAGCATACATGAACGCAAGGCAAAACACAAAGCTCACTGCCCACAACAGAACCACCAGGGATGCCAGCATCACAATAATGCCAAATGTTTCCATTATTCAACTCCATTCCGTTGTTGTGCCACTCTCAGCCACGAACTTCGTCCCATGTGCGTATGGTCTACAGCAATCTGTATTGCTTTGATCGCTCCAGAACCTGCCCGCATCTGCTGACTGCCCTGCCAAGCTGCTACCCATACGCACTGCATTTCGGGTTTGACTTCGCAGCCACCATCCGGTCTAACGCCACCACACGGCCCGTTGCGCAGAGTCTTGGGGCAGTTCATAGGGCAGCTCATTCCTGAACTAGACAGCATACACTGTCCGCACATCTGGCAATCAAACAACACGCTCTTGACCAGCCGTTCCACAGCAGCCACCGGACGTTCTAAACGATCATAACCAATGGCATTGAACACAGGATGCAACATGACCAAGACTTGTTCAAACAAATTGTAAAATATTTCTAAGCCTCGGCTGTGACGCACACTCCACTGGCGAACTGCATACATGTTATTTTTTAAATAGGGCTAGAATTCTAGCCTGTATTGTTTTGGCAAATTCTGGTTGAGGGAAATTCCAACCAACAAATGCACCTAATGCCAACCAAAAAATTGTTTCTAACATAGTATTTCCTTTGTAGTTTCAACTCCATGCGCCGTTGGGCGCTCCGAGCAAGATGGCTATGAATGCCATCAGTAGTATCATCACTGCGCCCACTACAGGTATCACAATGTGTATATATTTAACAGTCTGTTCTATCACGTCTTCAGATTCTTCGTTCATTGCTATACTACAAAAAAAGTTCTACAGGGTTCATGCCATCATATCCAGATTGGGTCGAACATTGTGCTGAGTGATCACAGCTCTGTGGTCATACACTTCTATGGAGTGATGATATATGCGAGTCACTGCACTGCCGTTGGGATACAGGGTCTGACTCCAGGTTTCTGCTTGCACTCGACCCTTGCCCACAGCCGCAGAGGCCAACACACCAGTAAAAGTTGTTTTGTACAATGTCACGGGCACTATTGGCTCAATCATGATTTAATTCCAAAAAATTTGTTTAACAAAACTAAAAACGATCATGAAGATTGAGAAGTAAGCGGCTGTGCCCACTATCAATAGATATGCCACAGCCCACCAGCCTGCTTGATCACCTTGGCTCACGGTTCAACTCCAAAATGTTGTTTGAGCAACTGTTCAAACCTGGCCATGTGTGCCAACTGAATGTGGTGAATATACATATACAGCCGGGTCTCTGTGGGCCAATCACCAAACTTTCGCACCAAGGCCGGATCAACCTGCTGTTCAAGTTCACGCACGTATTCATCTTGTGTCATTCTTCAACTCCAATCCAAAATGTTGCCTAATCGATTGTGCTGTTTCGTCGAGAGTCACACACCATTCGTCGCCGCTGGTTTGATCGGGTTCAACAATTTTCAAACATTCCTGAACAATTAGTTCAGCGAACTTTTCTTTGTCAAAATACTTGAACCCATCAGACTCTTCTGTAGTGGCCTGTTCAGTAAGTAGTCGAATTCGTTCATTCATATCATACTCCAATCTGTGCCCGGGCACGTGCCAACAACACAGCATCGGCCCGGGTCATTACTTCGATCAACAACCGCTTTTCGGCGAGGTAGGTCCGGGCAAACTCAGCGTCATGTGCCATGATGCTGGCAGTGTTGCTGATCATGTCTGCACACTTGATGGTCTGTGCCTCAGCCGGAGCGGCTGCAGTGTGTGCACGATCCAAGGCCTTGCGATGTGCACGATTGCCCTGCTCGGGACGACTCACGTCAGTCAACCATGACACCAAGTCCGCAACGTCTGTTCCGAATTCGGCTCGCACAGTTTCTATTGTGACGCCAGTGTCTTCCACCACATCATGCAACCAGGCCGCGGCCAACATGGCTTCGGTATGCGGCACAGTTTGCACAATGCTCACCACTTCAGCGGGGTGCACAACGTAAGGTTCGTGCGTATACTTGCGGAGTTGACCCACAGCGGCATGTGCCGCAGTGGCAAATACACGGGCTCTTTCTGTCATGTGCATAATCAACTCCTTTGTGCTATGTATCAATTATAACACAAATCGTAATATTGGGCAAGTCAGGGCCGAGTCTTTTTCTTTTTGATTTGTTGTTGTTGTCGTTGATGCTGGCGGAGAACATGATTCCAGTCCTGGATCCTGATCCATCTAAGCAGGCCATACAGTGCTCGATCACTCTCGGGCAACAATCGCAACGGCAAATCTCGGGGTTGGCTGGGCACAGGCATTTCCTTGCCCACAGTGCCATTGGGTGCGGTCCAGGTCACTTCGAACTGCCAGCCGGTGTTGAACCATGATGATGACCCGCGTCCAGTGCCCTGGCAGTACCAACGCCAACCTGTGCTTTTGTTCTGGATCTCATACACCTGTTGAGGATGCTTGCGGTGAATCACAGTCCATGTATAGTCACTGATCACCGTGGCCACGGCCCGAGTGTTCTCTTGTTCTTTTATCTGGGCTCGCATGCGGTTGGCAATGCGGCTCATGCTGGCAACCTCCACACCCATGAGTTGGGCATAGGCCAGCACACGTTCTTCTTTGTCGCTTAATGGTTTGCGTCGAACAGTTTGTGTCATATCAATCTCCAAAATTATTTGTGCCACGCACCTTCAAAGCAGTGCCGGACTTCGTGTCCCAGCACAGCCAGGCTCAACCGTTTGGAAGTGTAGATCACGCAGGTTCGTCCACCAGAGAATCGCACAGCACAGGCCACAATTTTGGGATTGTATTGAGTTTTAGATCCCTTTAATGCTCCTGCTAGAGCACAGGTCTGTGGCACATCTTGCACCACATACCAGGCCATGTGAACATCTTGATACTGGTCTTGTGCTTCAAACTCCAGGTCGTAGCTGCCCGAGGCCTGCGCTGTGATGGCCAACACGGTCAAGACGGTTGCAATAGTGTGTCTAATCATGCTGCCTCCCGGTCAATTCAGCCAGGCCCAGGTCAGGCCCCCAGCCGCTGTGATCAACATCACCAGGTTGGTCACAATCAAGGCAGGTTCACGCCAGCGTATGCTCACAATCAACCAGAAGATACCGCCCACTAGGAGGATCAAGGGACCAGCAGGGTAATAGCCCAGGCTGTTGACTGCTGTGCCCACAATCAAGGTCACAGTGCCCATCCATTTCAGCACAGTGTTGAGATCCAGTGTCATGCGTTTTGTTTCTGTAGTTTCAACACCATGAACAGATGCTGGTCAGGGCGGCAAGGCCGGCCGTCAGCATCATGCGAGATCATGTCATAGCAGTCAGGACAAAAACTACCACGGAAGCCATGGTAGTTGTTCAAATGCCACCACTGTCCCCACTGTGCAGTTTCTTTCACAACACCGCATCCGCGACACACCACAGCATCACTGGGCATACCAAATCTCTCGAAAGCCTTCGCTCTCTTCCGGTGCTTCATAACTCTGGATCATGTCGGCCAGCACTGTGTCAGGTATCTGCTTGCCAGGGCGACTGGTGAGCCTGCGAGCATGTTCCTCGGTGTTAGGCCGAAAAAACACCACCGCCACGTGCTGGTAATCGGGCAGGAGCCTAAACTTACGAGCACGGCTGGCCCGAGTCAGATTGGTCTGGTCCCAAACAATGTCTTGACCCTGAGCCTGTGCTCGTCGCACTGCCTGCATCATGAGCCGTATGGCTCTGGGCATCACAGCCTCAAACACCTGGTTGTAGGTCTGTCCCATGCGAGCCGCAAAGCGATCCACATAGTGATCAGTGCTGATGTAGGCGCACTCACCGGTCCAGTCTTGCTGTGCGATCCAGGTGCTTTTGCCTGCGGCAGGCAAGCCCACCAATTGATAACATCGCATCACCAGTTCTCTATGCCAGAAATTTCCACTTCAAAACGGCCTTCTACGCCGTTGACCCGGGTAGTCACACGCATGGTAGTAACTGCCCCAATGCCTGACGTGGAGTCCTGTTCCACTTCCACCACTTCGGCGTCAGGAAACTGCTCCAGGATCTCCAGCATGCGTTTTAAATCTTCTCGATGCAGATACATTAATCTATACTCCTAAAAGTTTGCCAATCATCAATATTGGTCTTTTCTTCCTCGTTGTAGGTCCAACCCAGGGCCCGCATCATTCTATGTTTGACCAGGAGGTTAGGGCTACGGAAACGTCCAGTATCATCAAAGCCCAACACCACACCCACTTCGCACACAGCACCCGACCTGCAGATGCCAGCAAAGCAGTGCACAACCACATTCATGCGATTTGCCAGAGCATGTTGCAACAGCCGTACCAGCTCGTTGGCTTGCTCTTGGCTGCACCGCATGGCTTCATCCAAGACCTCATCCTTTTCTTCCACGTCAAGAAATTCAAAGTTGTGAACTTCTTTGAACTGGTGTGCAGGCGTGGGCCGCCAAGAACCAGGATCAACAATGCTGATCAGCATTGAATTCTCTCCAGCCTCGTGATGAAACCTCTTGGGAATGTCATCTGCGGCCACGTTCTCAATCCAGGGCATGGTACTCTCCAACAAATCCTGTTGTGTTTTACATTGTAGCAGGATTGAGTATTGTTGTCAACTCCAGTGTCAGTTGGCACTTTGACGGAGAGCAATGGCCTCAGTCAAGATTTGTTCAACCAGCTGATTTAGGGTAATGTCTTGCTCGTGTGCCATGATCATGAGACGCAACTGTTCATCATCACTCATTTCCAGGGGCACTGTGATTCGAGTGTCGTAGCTTTGGCCGGTTACAATGGCTCCGGCCTTGTTCAAGAAGTCTTCGGCCACGTCAAGATCAGTGTAGCCCACAGTATCCCAGGCTTGGTCTTGGACGCCTCGACTCTGGACTTCGGCA